TACGAGAAGTATGAAGATGAACATACTGAAATATATGAAGTAGAAAACTCAGAGCGTAGCTTTGAAGAAGAAGTCAAATTGTCAGGCTTTGGGGCAGCCCCAGTAAAGCCAGAGGGTTCGGCTATTTCTTATGATTCAGCGCAAGAGTCATTCACTTCAAGATACAACCACGAAACTGTGGCTATGGGCTTTTCAATAACAGAAGAGGCAATGGAAGATAATCTTTATGATTCATTGTCTGCTCGTTATACAAAAGCACTAGCAAGAGCAATGGCTTATACAAAGCAGACTAAATCTGCTTCACTGCTCAACACAGGCTTTGACACATTTCAAAGTGGAGATGGTGTAACATTGTTTAACACAGCACACCCAACAGTGGCTGGTGGCAACAATAAAAACAGACTAACAACAAATGCTGACTTGAATGAGACTTCTCTAGAACAAGCAGTAATTGATATCGCAGCTTTCGTAGACGAAAGAGGCTTGTTAATTGCAGCAAGACCTAGAAAATTAATCATTCCACCAGCGTTGATGTTTGTTGCTACAAGAGTGTTACAATCAGATCTAAGAGTTGGAACAGCAGATAACGATTTAAATGCAATTAAGTCTAATGGTTCTATACCAGAAGGCTTTGCTGTTAATCACTATTTAACAGATACAGATGCATTTTTCTTAACTACTGATGTTCCTAACGGAATGAAGATGTTTGTAAGAACACCGATGTCAACATCAATGGATGGAGATTTCAACACAGGTAATGTGAGATACAAAGCCCGTGAGAGATATTCATTTGGTGTATCAGATCCTCTCGGAATGTTTGGTTCACCGGGAGCCTAAACTACTACTGGGAGCCGTTCCTTTCCGGCTCCCTTATAACAACCCTTGACAGTTACATAATGTAGCTGACATTTGCCAAGACAAGGAGATTGACATGGCTAATACAACTTTTAACGGTCCGGTCCGTTCCGAAAACGGATTTCAAGTAATATCTAAAAATGCCACCACTGGTGCTGTTACTACAGTAGCAAGCACTGCCTCAACTGGTATTGTCACCAACAAATTTGTCAAGCATGTGGGTTTCGCAACAGGCGTAACTGTAAACACAACTGCAGGCGATAGTGACAATATAGGACAGTTTACTCAACCAGCTAATACAATAATCACAGATATTAAAATATTCTGCGTCACTGCCCCAGTAATTGGATCAGGAGATATAGGTTATGAAGTTGGCACATCTAGCTCTGGCGCACAGATTGTTGCAGCTATTACTGATGAGATACTAGATGGCGGAACTACTGTCGTTGTAGGTAACGTGACAACTACAACACTTGTTGCAACAACACAAAATGCAACAACCGCTCCAGTTTCTGCGCAGTACACCTCTGCAGAGAGAACAATTTTTTGTAACATAACAAACACACAAGATGCTACAACACAGGGTTCTTTTACTTTTATAATTGAATACGTTCAGGTAGCGTAGGAGGTATAAATGGCAGGTCGATCAGACACAAGGTCATTTAACATTAATCAAGGTGACAGTGCTGCTGTTCTAGGTCCGACAAGATCTAGGATAAGACAGGTTGTTATATTTGGTAACTCTGCTGGTGCATTAACAATCAAAGATGGATCAGGTGGAGCGGATTTATTGGTTCAAAGTTTTCCAACAGGATTGCATACATTGAACATACCAGATCAAGGTATATTAGCAGAAAACGGTGCTTTCGTTCATGCATTTACAGGATCTGGCAATAAGTTAACTTTGTTTTTGTCATAATGGCTACAAGAAAAGGGACTATGAAAGGTCACTCTATCAGCGGTGGGCATAAGCGCCCCACCAAAGCTGGTGCAGGTATGACTAAAAAAGGTGTTGCAAAATACCGTAGAGATAATCCCGGATCTAAATTAAAGACAGCAGTTACAGGTAAAGTTAAGCCCGGCAGTAAAGATGCAAAGAGGCGTAAGTCTTTCTGTGCCAGATCTGCTGGTCAAATGAAGAAGTTTCCTAAAGCTGCTAAGAATCCTAATAGTCGTTTAAGGCAAGCTAGACGAAGGTGGAAGTGTTGATAAGTAGAGCTACAATGAAACAACAGATGAAGGGTGGTACTATGTATGGACTAAAAGGTAATAGAGAAAGAATGAGAAAAAAATTTATTGGTAAAAAAATGGGTTCTGATAAAGATACAAAAAGAAGTATACTTAATCTTAAGAAAAATAACAAAAAGAAACCTGTTCAAAAGAAAAGCATAGGAAAGATGTTAGAAACATTTTCTCCTGCTTACAGTATCATGAAGGGTAAAGGTCCTATTAGTAAATTAGTATCTAGTGGTTTGGGTGGTATAGCCTTAAAACCTTTTGCAAAGAAACAAAGAGATAAAGCTAAAAAAACTAGAATGGAAATGGCAGCAGCCAACAGAATGCCATCAGCGGCAATGCAGACTAATAGAATGACACCTATGACAGGCATGATGGCTGGTGGTCCAGTAAAAAGAAAGCGTTCAATAGATGGTTGTGCAAAGAAAGGTAAAACAAGAGCCGTATGATGGAGAAAATTTGTCCTATATGTAAGACAGCTTTAAAAAAGACAAAAGAAAATCAAGTTAAATGCATTACTTGCCAAGCAGTAATATCAGAAGATCTTCAATGGCAAAGTAAATATGGATACGAGTGGGTACAGGAAGATGCCAAAACGTAATTATCGTGGTGAGTATGATAAGTATCATAAAAAGCCAGATCAGAAAAAGAATAGGGCTAGTAGAAATACTGCTCGATCTAAGATGAAGACTGCAGGAAAAGTAACTAAAGGTGATGGCAAAGATGTTTCTCATAGGAATGGCAATCCTAAAGATAATAAAAGAAAGAATCTAGCAGTAAAGTCTAAGTCAGTTAACAGATCATTTGCCAGAACAAGTAAAGCAAAGAAAGTTAATAGGAGAGCTTAATGAAAGTTACAAGACTAAAGAGTGGTGGATTTATATCATCAGGTACAGATGCTGGTGATTTAAATATACTACGAACAGCCAAGAACATTGATGATGGCAGTGCCACGGGCATGAAGGCAGGTGGAAAGACAAAGAAAAAACTTACACCTAAACAAAAAGCTCAGTATAAAGCGTCTATGGCTTATCAAATTAAAACAGGCAGAACAAACAAAAAAAAGGGTGAAGACCTAGTTGATAAGATAAAAAAAGGATATGAGTTTACTACAAAAACAGCGCCAAGAAGAGCTGCAAGAGTTGCGATGGGTGATCCTATAGCAAAAAGAAAATATGGCGCTGGTGATGTATTTAATCAATTTACCGAAAAAGCTACCAGAATGAAAGAAGGCGGAAAAACAAAAAGTAAAGTTAACGAAGCGGGTAATTATACAAAGCCCGGAATGAGAAAAAAGATATTTAATAGAATAAAAGCAGGTGGCAAGGGTGGTAGACCCGGTCAATGGTCTGCTAGAAAAGCACAAATGATGGCTAAAGCCTACAAAAAAGCAGGTGGTGGCTACAAATAAGGAATGATACATCATGGACCCAGTTACTATATCCGTTGCCGTTGGCGTAGCGTCAAAAGCATTTGAGGCAATAAAATCTGGATTTCAAGCGGGTCGTGATATTGAGCAGATGTCTGGCGACATAGGCAGATGGATGGGGGCTGTGTCTGATGTTGATAACGCTGAAAAACAAGCTAAAAACCCTCCCCTGTTTGGCAAATTGTTCAAGGCTGGTTCGATTGAAGAGGCGGCTCTCTCTGCTTTTGCAGCCAAGAAGAAACTTGAGGAACAGAGATATGAACTTAAGACATTTTTAAATTTAACTCATGGTCCGGGAGCGTATGAAGAGCTTCTTGCAATGGAAGGTCAGATAAGAAAAGAACGACAACAGACAATATACAAGCAACAGCAGCTAAGAAGACAAATAGGTGAAGGAATAACTTGGTTTATTGTTATAGCTATAATAGGTGGGTTTATTGTAGGTGTTGCAGGAATATGGATGAAAAAAGCAAACGCATATGAATACAAACCAAGAGATTATACAAAACAACAAAAGATACATCAGGGTAAGATTAAAAAAAAAATTATACAACTTGTAGATTAAAGAAAAGAATAAAATCAAAATCAGGTATGATGGCTTGTATTTATATAGGAAATAATAAAACGTATGAGATGATGATTGAGAGTTGGTGTCCTAAACAATATAAATGTATTTATAATCCGTGGCAAAAAGAACCAAACATAGACGATGTTATAAATTCTTTGAATAGTGCAGTGAAGAACAAGTGATGGAAAAGAAAAAGATTAAAAAGATTATGGATCAAAAGAAGCTACAATCATCTAGTAAATATAATGAATATGACCTAGATGGTGACGGTATTGTATCTGATGCAGAGCTTGCTAATATGAAAGAAATTAAGGAGACAGAAACGGTTCTTCGCAAAAACCTTGCTCAACTAAGAATGGCAAGGTATACTTTAATAGCAATGGGACTGTTTACTTTTATGATGTTTATGCCGTTTATAAGTATAGAAAGAATTAATGCACTAGCTGAAATTTCTTCACTTTTCTACATTTCAGGCGCAGGCATTGTCGGTGCATACATGGGTACGACAGCTTGGATGAATAAGAAGTAAAAGTTTACGTAAAGTTTTGAGGTCACTATGGGCGGATTAAAAAAATCACAAAGGAGCTTAAAGGCTTGGGGTAAACAGAAATGGCGAACAAAAAGTGGTAAACCTAGTACTCAGGGGCCAAAGGCAACTGGTGAGCGTTACTTACCTGCGAAAGCAATTAAGGCTCTTTCGCCCTCTGAATACGCCTCCTCTACGGCTGCTAAACGAAAGGCAACTAGAGCAGGTAAACAAGTGGCTAAACAACCCAAGAAGATTGCAAGAAAGACGAGAGCTTATAGAAAGGTCACATAAATGG